TACCAAATCCACCCTTGCGACTCATTTCTTTGGGAGTCTCAGAGTTTTCTTCAGCAGACTCATCATCAGACTCTTCGCCATCAGTCTCACCCGACTGACCTTCGCCTTCGGTGGGGTCATCGGTGTCTTCAGCATCATCGGACAACTCGGTTGAAGAACCTTGTCCTTCAGTCTCTTCACTATCATCTTCGCCATTGGCAGGAGCGGACTGATTTTCTGGTTGTTGATCTTCCATTTCTTCAAGGGCGCCATCGTAAATGTCGGTGGCGATATCAACTACATCATCCCACTCTTCAGCGACATCGATACGAGCGAGTGTTTCGCGTTCGGTATCAGAAAACTGAACATTGAGGAATGAACCAATTTTGTAGTGAAGATTGATGCGGTCAATAAATGACAGAGTGTTGACATCGGTATCGCCAACACCAAAGAAATCTTTTTCAAACAGGTATCGGTAAGCCTTGTAGAATGATTTGACAAGGCCTGGATATCGTTGCTTGACTAGTCGTTCGTTACGAGCGTCTTCGATAACATTAAGAAAGGATTTGAAACCCGCACCCTTAGAACACACTGCATCGTGCCAACCTTCTGGCGGGGTCACCAAACCGTGACCAACTTCGTGGCCGATCAGAAGATCATAAAGAAAGTCGGGCATATCCTTCCAGTTTGGCAGGATAATTTTGCGCGCCTTTAGATCAAACGCGGCGGTAGGAACATTAGCATGTTCGATTGCAATGTCTTCAGTAGCCAGAAGTTTGGCGAGGTAGGACTTTGACTCAATATTCATAGAACTCTCACTCTCAATGAACACCCATTATGACAGCTATTGAAGCAGAAGTCAAGGGGCCAGCCGAAAAAAGATTCCCTTATAAATCAATGGCTTACGATTTTTTTTGAATTTTTTTCGGTCAAATCCGCTCAAAATAGCGAGTTACAGCGGTGATTCTTTCAATTTGTTTGTCAATAATCGCGGTTCTATTGGGCCAATGTATGTAATCCTTTTCGGGATTCTTCTTTAGATTCTGCAACAAGGGCAAAATCAACATCTCCACATCCTTTAGTTTACTGGCAACATCCGATTCCAGAAGAGCTCGATGTTCATTTATCATACCACTGTTATCAGCAGACAGTATTCGGGACTCTAACTGTTCTAGTTTGTCCATGACCGCATCTAGTGAGTCCGGCGAGAGTTCTGCCGTTACTGGTGTTGTATTAGCAATCGGGGCTGTCGGTATATCATCTACCGCAGTAAAACCAAAATCGAAATCATCTGACACGTTTATTCTCCTTGCATTTGGAGTTTTTATTTTCTACACACTTGCCACAATTAGTACCAATTAAATGATACCTAGTTGTGTCTCCCTCTTTAACGGCATTACATATGCATAGATACATTAGACGGCGAAACTCTCCCCGCATCCACAGTGAGCGATTGCTTTTGGATTGGATATCTCTATTCCGCTGTTAATTCCATCTATCTTAAAATCAACTCTGGACCCAGAAAGATAGATCGCGCTCTTAGAATCAACATAGACATTTACACCAGATACACTAGTAACTGTATCGTCTATGTTTTGATGATCGGCGTATTCTATTATGTATTTGTAACCGGAACAACCACTGGGTTTGACTCCAAGTCTGACACCCAATCCTTTTCCTCTCTCACTCAATTGTTTAGAAATCCAATCAGCAGCCTTTTCAGTTACTTGTATCGGTTCCATGTTTCTCTCTGTAGTTTTGTACAGCGGCCTTGATCGCGTCTTCGGCAAGTACGCTGCAATGAATCTTTACAGGCGGGAGTGATAGTTCTTGAGCAATTTCTGTATTGCGGATTTCTCTTGCTTCGTCAAGGGACTTTCCTCTAACCCATTCTGTGAGTAATGATGAAGAAGCAATTGCACTGCCGCATCCGTAAGTTTTGAATTTAGCGTCTTCAATAATTCCGTCATCCGATACTCGGATTTGCAACCGCATAACGTCTCCACACGCCGGAGCTCCAACCATGCCAGTTCCGACATCTTCATCATTTTCGTCAAGCTTGCCGACATTTCGGGGATTTTCATAATGGTCTAGTACCTTGTCTGAATATGCCACATCTATTCCTTGTCACACAATAATTGTGACGCCCTTTCTTTCCAGATATTAGGAAATATACCATGAACAACGAGAACAAAAGCAACACACCAAGCAAATTTTAAGTGTTGAAAGTAACTTATGTTATTGTCTCGTAAATGGGACATCTATTCTACTCATTTGAATAGACTATTTATATTGAATTGTTTCTCGACAATGAATTCTGTTCTGGGATTATCACCAGCTAGTTCATCTCCTTGTATCATATGACCAACATTAAATTGAAAGTTCATATCCCAAGACTTTTTGTGATACTTAATTCCAATGTAAGGCATATCATAAGCTACCTCGTCTCGGTTGTCAATTGGCGTAGCTGTTGTCGGTGAGGATAGATGTTTAAATCCACCCACAAGGTACACATCATCTTCTGCATTTACAGTGTACGGTACAACTAGAAACATAATGACTAGTAGTTTATACATTTTTTTCCCTTCTTTGAATCATTTTTTTAGTTTGTTTCTTGATCTTTTTTACTGCTCGTTCTAACTGAACAGGTCCAACTCTCTGCAAGAAACTCTGCCCGAGCATGTGATCGTATTCATGCAACGCAATCCTTGCCCAGATGCCCTCAAATTCTTCGATGACATCTTCATTTTCTGCATTTTTATATGTGAGAGTACACCTCTCCGGTCTCTTGACTTTGAGCATCAGGCCGGGAGCACTCAGACATCCCTCTTCCATCGTCACAACCTCTTCGCTGTTGGATATTAATTTGGGGTTGATAATATCCCACCTATGCACACCATGTCCCATAGTGAACACACTTGCATCTAATCCAACTTGGTTGGCAGACAGACCAACACCACCAATTGAATTTTGGTAGTTCCATAATCTGTCAACAAACTCCTGTACATTGTCCCAATCCTCAAACTGTTCGGGCACCTTCTTCATCAGAGGGTCGTTGAGTGGTAGTAGTTTCATATCTTTCATGACATCACCGAATAATTTTGTTTCTTCTCAAACTTAATTTGACTTCTAAATTTATCAAACAACTGGTCACCCTTGTGAGAAATGACAAAGACGTTTGCCTGATCGCCAATAGTATTTAGTAGTTGCATAACATAGTCGGTTCCGTTGTTGTCCAGTGAAGAATCAAACACTTCATCTAGAATTAACAGGTTCGTACTGGCGCTGTTCTTCATCTTAGCAATAGTTCTCCATGTGAACAACAGTGCCAAGTCTATGCGTTGTTTCTCACCCTCAGAAAAAGAAGCGTAACTAAACCTATCTCTATGTCGAGACTTAATTATTTCGTTAAACTTCTCATCCAACTCAAAATGTACAAAGAAATCCATTGACTGCAAATACTTATTGACCAGTTTATTTATTGCAGGCAAGTACTGTTTGATGATTCTAGTTTTGATACCACTGTCTTTTAAGAGGTGTGATACTGCCGTATTATAATGTTGTTGTTCACTCTTATGTGATTTAATATCATTCTTTGCAACCACATCTTTTGCCATCTCTTTTAGTTTTAATTTCTCATCACTAATGTCCGTGACATTATTTTCTGCTTCAACCAACATGTCTTTGAGTTTTGACTTATATCTTTCTTGGCCAATTATATCAGACTGTGTTGTTGATACGATATCAGAAAGTTCCTGCCAAGTTTCAAGTGTTTTAGAGACTTCTTCATATTCTTTTTCCAGACCCTTGAGAGACTTTTCTAAAACCAACCTCTCATCATGTTTACTGGAAGTCATATCATGTTTGAAGTCTTCACAAATTTCTTGTTTACATACTGGACAGTCACTATTCTCTTCGTAGAATTTTAATTCTTTTTCTGTTTTTTTGATTCCAGCGAAAAACTTTTCTCTAAAGGAATCAAGTTGTCGTTTTCTCGTTTCTGGTTCACCAAGTACTGACTTCTTTGCCGAGAGTTCCGCAAGTTGTTTCTCATTGTCCTCAATTGCGAGTGTCGTCTCATTGATGTTCTCCTTGATGTTGTCGATTTTAGTGGCTTTATCCTTCTCCAAGGTATCAATATAACCTTTTTGAACGGTGGTCTTGTGTTTGGCAAGTTGCACTTCACCCTCAATGACACGAATATCTTCTTTCAAGACGTTCATCTTTTCTTTGAGCAAAACATTCATGGTGGTGAATATTTGTATGTCGAGAATGTCTTCTATTATTTCTCGGCGAGACGCGGAAGGCAACTGCATAAAGGGAGTGAAAGAGGCGCTACCCAAGATCACAATTTGTGTAAAAGATTTGTAGTTTAGTTTGAGTATGCTTTCTTCAAGATACTTCTGGGTATCTCTGAGTGCGGCATCTTGATCTAGAAACTCATCATTGCAGTATATCTCAAAGACATTGGGCTTTATTCCGCGAATGACCTTATACTGTTTTTTGCCAACCAGAAACTCAACCTCCACCATCATCTTCTTGCCGTTGATAGAGTTGACAAGCTGTGGTTTGTTAATGTTGCGGAAAGGTTTGTTGAACAAACCGAAACACAGAGCATCTAGAACGGTGGACTTACCACTGCCGTTCTCACCCACGATCAGTGTCGTGGGGTTGCGAGTAAAATCTATTTCAGTAAAAGTGTTGCCTGTGGATAGGAAGTTCTTCCATCGCAACTTTTGAAACATTATCATACATTATTATTCCATGTGTTGTGCTTCGACATAGAGGGTTTGCACAACCGATGTCAATTTGTTTTTATCAAGGTCGGTGACCGTATTTCCGATATAGTCTCGGAGCAGAGTCATCGTATCATCTACGGCAAGTTCTACATCATCGCCAACCGCATCATCTTCAAACTCTGAGAAGTCTTCTACGATTTTTAATTCTACGCAGTTACAAGTATACAGGGAATCTACCAGTTTGTCAAACTTTAAGAAGTTCTCTTTCTTTACCACAATGAGTTTAACGCAAGAACCGACAAGATTAGAAAGGTCAAAAGAGCTGATTCCGTCCATATCGTTATAGAATAGTTTGTGAAACATCTTGTACGGATTTTTGAAGAAATCCAATTCATTGGTTTCCGTATCGTAGAGATGGAACCCCCTGTCATCGTTATAATCAGACCATGTAATTTCGTAAGGGTTGCCAAGATAAGTAATGTTGTCCCTACTACTGCGATGATGGAAGTGGCCACTGCATACCAAATCAAAATGGTCAAAGGCATCAGTATCCATTCCGTGAGGATTTGGAACACCTTTGTACATTTGGAACCCAGTAAACTCAAAGTGTCCGAAACATACTTTGGCATCTGTCTCACTAACAGCATCCATAGTAGTGCTATAATTGTCGTTGCATATCCAAGGGACGAATAAAATTTTTCTTTCATCTAACGTTATCTCCGTGACTTCGGGATAGACATGGATGTTGTCATATTCCTTCAGTAACAATTCTAATGAGTTTACGTCATTGGTATTTTTATAATATGTATCATGATTGCCTGGAATCATGTGCAATGTCATACCAAGGCGTTCTGCCTGCCCAAAAAAGTATTCCTTACAAGATTTGAGTGTGTTGAAGTTTACAAACTTTCTTCTATCAAATGCATCACCCAAGTGTACAATAGTATCTATGTTATTTTCTTGCAAGAATGGAAAGAAATACTCATCATAAAATTTCTTAAAATACGCATCAAACGCAAGACTGTCCGACCTTGCACCAAAGTGCGTGTCAGTTACCAGTGCAACCTTCATGAAATAGCCCTATTCATTTTGTATGAAAATTTCTCATAGTATTCATTCTTGGACAACAACACCTCTTCGTAATTCTTTCTATACTGCTTAAGCAAAAAATCCATTGCCGTGGGGTCTTTCAATATATTTATCTTAGCCTGAAAGTCCTCAAAGTCATCAACTCTTTGCCAGTCATCGATATTGTATGTATTGTTCTCATCATAGTTCTTGTAGACAAATGGAATCATGCCAATCGCAAGTGCCTCCACATATCTTGAAGTTGTTGCAGCAGGGTCTTTCCAGTTGAAACACAATGTCGCACGGCAAGATTCTAGTCTGGGATACAACAAATTCCAATCCTTGATCCACGCAGACTGTCTCTTGATACCAGAGGGAAACCCACCAATGAGAACGGTGGAGATGTCGGGGTCTCTGTAAATCTTTCTCAATACTTTGCCGCGATCACACCCATCTTTCATTCTACCCCAATATCCAAAGTCATGATTGTATGTCCTACCAAACATTTGAGATATGGCATTGTCAAACCTTTCTCTAATGAAATGATACTTCATACCATGAATGTTGCCAGAGAAATCTATCTCATCAATCTCGGTGTAAGACTTGATTGTCTCACCTTTCAATGTGTGTTTGCGGTAGAGTTCTTCGGTGTCACCCCTATCTGATCTCAATACGATTACATGTTTACCCTTGAAGTGAGGGATGATCTTATCCATGTGAGACTGAGACTTGGCAAGGTCTTTTGGATTCATCTGCAACTCACCGTGATATCGAAACTCGCTGTCACTAGGGATCACAATTACATCTGCCCACTCAATCACTTCTGGGTCACGCGATGGTTTGCCGCCAAACGAAATGTTGTACTCTCTATATTCGTGTTGGGGATTGTCTTCCATCCAACGAACATAGTTCTCCAAGAAACTGTCCAACACAGTTTGTAATGGGCCCTCGTATCTCACATTGGATCGCAATCTGGCACATGCAATTTTCATGATAACTTCACTCGGTCTCGCAAACTAGTAGAAGAAAAGGAATGTTTCCTATTGGTATATGCAACAGGTATATTCAATTCATCACCAGTAAAACGTTTGTCTCTATAGTCCTCGCCAACAAATCTCACATCAATTTTTTTGGTGAGAAGAATATCCATCAAGCAAGTCTCGGTTGAGTATGGAATAATTTCATCTACATACTTCAACCCGTCAAGCTGGATAAACCTTTCGTATACGGACTGCACTGGTGAATTCTTATTCTGTCTATCCACACTCGGATCAATGTGCAACCCAACAATCAACCAATCACATCGACTGGCCGCTTCTTCCAACATTACTACATGTCCAGCATGTAACAAATCAAATGCACCACAAGTAAATCCAACTTTCATCGTATAATATCTATCTTATCAATTGTATTTTGGTTCCACACTTCCAACTCTTTTCTAATCCTACCATCGGACATAAGATTGTTGTGTCGTTTGGTTGCAAGTTTCTTCCACCACTTGATGACCTCTGGCAATTCAAACCTGTCAAAGTTCTCGGCTTTCTGCAATGTGTCGGTCTTACCTAGAAGAACATCCTTTGTATTGGAGTATCCATATTCCGACATATAAAATCTTTTGTTTGTTGTTACATCAGTAGATGACTTGATCGTGTCAGTAAATCTTTTGTACTCATCAGCATCATGTTCTTTCAAGGATGCCTTGACAATACCAACCATCTTGGTTTGCATTTTTAGTTTGCGACTAGACGCACCCTTGTGTATCAGTTCTTCTCCATCGTTCTTTTCAGTAAACCAATCACGCAGATGAAAGTATATGTCCTCACCCATAGTCAACAAAAACTGTGACTGCGTGTCACCCTTATATCTAAGAAAGGGTCTCATGCCATCATACATGGATGCGCCTTTGATGTTACCGTACAGAGAGGTGGTCTCAAACAAACAGAATTCTGTTTTATATTTTTTGTCCAACATGCGGCGAACCTCATGGGAACAACAGATTGCGGCCATAAGTTTACCACCAAGATAGTTGAACCCGAATGGTTGTACGGGGACAATGTTGAACCCCATGATGGCACGTTGATTAAAGATTCCAAGATCGGGAACGCCACCCAGATAATCATTTCTGGGTTTTGAGTTGATGAGGGGAGAACCCATCTTGATGAACCCAACGGCTTTGTTTGTGTTCTTCTCTTTTACCACCAGTTTTAGAGATTTGCCTGGCGCTTCATCGGGGGAGAAAGAAGCGGTCATCTCTAACATCTGGTCAAAGATTTCGTTGTTCATTTGAACAACTTCAAAGTCCATATCATCGGGTGGCGTTTCCCAATCTTGAAACATGTCGTCTTCAACAGACATACCAAAAAGGGGTGGAGGTAATGCCTTCACCCTTTCAATTTTTCTTGCACGAAAATAATCATCAATTCTTTCAAAGTTTGAGAAGTAATCAATAATTAGTTTGCTCGCGTACAGCGAGTCTTCTTTACATAGAATCATACAGCAGTCATGAATCGTGGAACAGGTCGTTTTGTCCACTTAGAAAAATGAGCTTTGTATTTACGATAATACAATTGATATGCCTCAACAAAGTCATCACGTTTGACATCATCTGGCATTGCTTGCGGCAAAATTGTGATACCACCCGGCCGAATATTCTCCGGTGGTTTTTCTAGAACTTTGTGGAGTTTGACCCAAGAGGCATGATGTTTGCCATAACGATAGGTATACTCTTTGGCAAGTTCTGACCATAGAGTGTACATCCACATGTAATTTTCATGAGTGGCACGAACCCAGATATTAGTCGGATGATTGATATGAGATGCCTTGTATAGAGTTTGTTCTACAACATCATCATCCATACGCCATCGTTTGATGTTCCTACCATTGGCAGTCTTATCAAGGTATTGAGTACCATCAAGCACACGGTGAGCCGTGGACATCATTTGCGGATATTCAATATTCATTTTGACAACGTGTTTGTCATTGTGCAAACGTGCAGCAACGATAGGATTCTTGTCAAGTCCAAATGCGTTCATAATATATACCCCCTAGTATTTGTTACCATTATACTTGGTTGTAGGTCAGATGTCAAGACTCTTTTAGTGCTTCAATTTTCTCTTTGGCTAAGTCCATTGCTTCCTTGTCATTGAAGTACTTTGGTCTACGTTTTGGTTGACTCTTTGCGGTCTCCGCAAACTTCTCATTTGCCTTATCAGACTCTTCAATCTGTCTCTTCATGTACTCAAGAAATTCATTGGAACCACTATCTCCGCCAAGTTCATCCATCATGGCGTGAAGATCAAGACTCTGAATATACTTGTTCTTCGTATCGATCTGTTTCTTTTCTTTCTGAATCCTACGCAAGAAAGCATAGTAGGTAATCTGAGTGAAGTATGCAAAGGGATTCTTGGATTTAGCGGGATCAAAGTTATTGATATAGGTAATACAGTTTTCGATGCCGTCGAGAATCATTTCCTCTCGGAAAGTATAGTTTACAAAATTAGACTTGTACGCCAAGTGATTGGCGATCTTAACAAAACACTCACCAATATAATTCGACACCCTCGGTTTGGGTTCGCCAGCTTCTTCCGCAGCCAATCGTTCTTCACGATACTCCGTCATCGCTGCCAGAAATTCTTTGTTGTTGACGTAGTGTCTGTTTTCTTTTTTGTTT